GACGCTGTCCGCCAGGCGGAAGGCGTGGGCCTGCCCCACCTCGACCGTCTGGCTTGCGTTGCTCGTCTTTCGACTGCTCGCGCATCCGGCGCAACACAGGACAATCAGCACTATACTTGCAACTGTTCGCATCATCGATCGCTTTGCGCAATCGCGCCATCTCGCGCTTCGTCGCGCTGAGGTCTCTTCTCGTCGCATTCAGTTCCTGTTTAAGCGGTTCAACGATATTTTCAACAAGGATACGGGTGGCCTGCTCAGTGTTGGTTATGTTCACAGTGTCGGCTTCGGCACGCGCCTTGCGGGCCTGGCTGCGCCAGGTCAGCAGGAACGTCAGCAACCCCACCAGGCCGCTGCTCAATGCCATATTCAACACGTCATTCCAGTCCATATCTCTTGATCGTTATTTCTGATTGATGCCGATTTCCTTGAGCCATTTCGGTACGTCAAAGCTCGGGCAATCCTTGGCGGCAAGCTGGTTGTGGCCCACGATCTTCACCTTCGGGTGGCGACGGTGGAAGTCCAGCACATAGCGTTTCAAGGCTTCGCGCTGCGCTGCCGTCCGGGTGTCTTTGGCAGGGAGTCTGTCGTTTGGAACACCGGGGATGTTCTTCAAGCCGCCCACATACACCACATGGCGGCTCACGGCATTAAAGCCCTTCGCGCCGTTGGTGATCTCCCATGGATCAACCCAAGCGTCCTCGTTGTTGTTCACCAAGCGCTCAACACGTCCATCCAGATGGATCATGTCGGTATAGCCCACCTGCTTCCACCCCCGCCCCCTGGGCTTGGGGTCAGTATGCCAGTGACGAATCTCACTGGAACTGACCTCACGCCCTTCGGGAGTGGCGGTGCAATGAAGCACAAGGTATTTCAGCTCTTTTCTCATTCTCTTTAAGCGCCAGCCTGGTAGCCGCTGCACATCACCACGCCGGCATCAGCCTTCTTGGGCATACAGATGAAGTAGTGGCGGAAGTTGATCTTGTTGCGCTGGTACTCGGGATCGGTCTCGGCAGGGCTGTAGTACATCTTGGTCGAGCCTGTGGCCTTGAACACACGCGGGGTGTAGAAGGCAAACGAGCACTGGAACTCACCTGCACTGGCGGTCGTTCCCAAATCCTTCTTCTTACCAGCAGTCGTATAAAGAGGGTTATTCGCGAACTCGTAGATGTCAAAGCCGTACTGGCGGCCCACCGTGCCGTCGGTGCGGTTGATGTTATACTGTTCCTTGAAGGCCTGGCTCGTCTCCAGCAGGTCGTTCACGTGGTCACTGCACAGTACCAGGCGACGGTTTTCTGCCGGAACATTCAGCCCGTCCATGGCGCGCTTCATGTTGATCACGTCCTGCATTGTCAGCTTCAGGCGACCAGTGACGGCATCACGCTCGCCGGTAGTGGTGAGCACTGGGGTCTTCGCTGTGTGTTGAGCCGCACACAGGGCATGGGCGGCCTTGGCAAACTTCGAGTCATTGATCGCGTTGCCGTGGCTCTCCTTCACCCTCGTCATCTTGTCATAGCTCAGGGCATACAGCTCATCGTCAGTCACGGGGGTCACCTTCGTCTGGAACTTGTCCAGGCTGATGGTGATGTCCGCGTCATTCAAGACCTGCAGCGGGATGGGATACGTCGTGTTGTTCACCAGCACGTCAGGATCAACGCCCACGTCAACCAGGTGGATCACGTCATTATTAACCAGGCTTGAAGCGTCGGGAATCCCAGCAAGCCACGTGGCCTCAAGTCCACGGCGCAGGTATTTCACAAGTTCACCGGTCCACACCTCAGTCAACACACCGGCACGGGCCACGCCCACGGGCATGACGTTCAACGCGCTGCCCACCGCAGCAATCACATTGGCGCCAATGGCACCGGCCATCGGGTCGAAACCTACCGTATGGCCCACAGTTGCGCCCATCACGCTGTTAAACACAAGCGATGTCAGGGCAAGAAACAACATCTTCAGTTTCATGTTTTCAATATTCTTTAAGGGTTTGACTTAATCTTCAATCGTGCATTCAATGCCGTACTCGGCCTTGTACAGGCGCTTGTACTCATCGGGCTGCTCCTTGCGCAGCTCCATGATCTTGTCCGCGGGAACATCGCTCAACTTTTGCCAGGCACTGCCCGTAGGGGCTCCGCCCTGGTGACCGATCACCTGGCTCAGCTTCACCTGCGGCGTCATTGCGCCAAAGGTCGCATTCAGGCTCTCCAGGCCCACCTGCTTGCCCAGATTCACAAAATGGGACTTCATGTCGGGCGAGATCTTCTTCTCGGCGATGGCTCCGTCAACGGCAGCCTCGATGCGCGACAGCTTCAACTCGCCATTCTCCTTGGCCAGTTCTGCGCGCTCATCGGCAGCGGTCTTCAGTTCATTGATCTTGGCCTTGATGGCCTCATCACTTGCGTCTGCCTGCAGTCCAAGCAGCAGGGCAATCTCTTTCTTGTCCATGTCTTCTTCTTGATTTTTATGTTGGTTTAACATTGGCAGGGGGCTTTCACCGCCCATGCCCATCTCTAATCGCTGGCCGTCCTTGATCAGCACGATGGCGTCATCGTTGGCGCCGATGTCAACAAGGCTCACCTCAATCAGCTTGCTCTTGGTAACGGTCGGGCGAGTCTGACCCTCGACCAGGTATTCCTTGTCATCGCTCAGCTCGATGATCTCCAGGCCGGCACTCACCATCTTCAGGCTGCCGAACTCCCACTGCTTCTTGCAGCGCTGGCTCAGCTCGGTGGCCTCGTCAAACATCAGTTCGCCGGTCACTTCGTCGCCCTCCACTTTCAGGTCTTTCACATAGCCTATCACCTGGCCGCGCTCGTGCATGTACAGCAGCACGGGGTTGCGCTCATACTGAGACAAGTCCATCCCGGCAGTCAGCACCCGCGTTTTGTAGCTGTTCAGGCGCTCATTGGTAATCCTTACTCTTTTGGTTTTTGACATCGTCTTTTCGGTTTTCTTCTGTCGCGATTGCATCGCGACTATGTGATTAAAAGCAATGCAAAGTTGCGCCTTTCAACCCAACTGGACAAATAAGTGTGAAGCCCTTGCACGCTTCCGTGCAACCACTGCACGCTTCTTTGCCATGCTCACGTTTTTCGGCCAATTTTGCACCGTTATTCACATTTTATTTTTTGCAAAAAATGAAGAAATCCGAATTAGAAAACAAAAAATCGCTCGGGCGTTCCCTCTACCTCTCCGGCATGGAACTCACCGAGATCTCCGAGCGACTCAACATCAGCCGCCAGACTATATCCAAGTGGGCCAATACAGAGGGATGGAAGGAGACACGTGCCGCCAAGAACATTACCCGACAGGAACTGGTCAACAAGTTGCTGCTTACCATCGACCGCCTCATCACCTCGGTGAACGAGTCCGAGGATCCGACGCTCATCGCCGGTCTGGGCGACCGCCTGGCCAAACTATCATCTGTCATTGAGAAGCTCGACAAGAAGGCCAACGTGGTCGATGCCATCGAGGTCTTCATGGCCTTCAACAGGTGGATCCAGGACAAGGCCTCGAATGATCCCGAAATCACGCCGGCACTCATCAAGGCCATCAACAAGTACCAGAACGAATTCCTCATGGAGAAGATGTCTCCCAATTCCGAGCTCTGATCATGGCTAAGGTAACGGGACTAAAAGAACTCCAGGAGGAGTGGAAAGAGCATTGCCGGCAGATCCAGAGCCTGACCGACACGTCAAGCCTTCTGCGTGAGAACGCCACACAGCGCGAGCAACGCATTAAAAGGCTCCAGCGTGACTATGCCGCTTTCTGTGAATACTACTTCCCCCATTTCCTCACCCTGCGTGACAAGGTGACTGGAGAGCCCATACGCACCATTCACAACGCCCCGTTCCACAACCAGGCTGCCGCAAAGGTCAAGAACACACCCAACCTCAAGGCGGTGTTCAAGTGGCCTCGCGGTCACGCCAAGTCCACCCACTTCGACATTTTCATGCCACTCTGGTTGATGTTCCAACCGAAGCGGCTCATCAACTTCATGGTGATTGTCGGCAAGTCTGAGGACAGTGCCGACCGCCTGCTTGGCGACATCCAGGCCGAGCTGCAGTACAACAAACGTATCATTGCAGACTATGGCCAACAGATGTCGCTCGGCAACTGGACGGAGGGCGAGTTCACCACCAAGGACGGGGTGTATTTCCTGGCTTGCGGACGTGGGCAGTCGCCACGTGGACTTCGCAAACGCGAATCCCGCCCTGACTATATCGTCATCGACGACCTCGAC